TTATGCCTCCCTCTTTTATTAAGGATAAATTATGTATTACAAATTAAGTGGAGTAGTTCAAAAAGTAGACTACACAGGAACAGCTGCAAATAGTTCTGCTATTTCAGATCAAGTAAGATATGTTAGATTATATGCAACTACAGATTGTTTTATTACAATCAGTAATCCTGCTGTAACTGCTACAACTGCTAAAACACCTTTAGCTGCAAAGGACTATGAAGTATTTAAAGTAACTGCAGGTAATATTATATCTGCTATTAAATCTGCTGATAATGGTTCATTATATATTTCAGAGTTAACGGAGTAGATATGACAACAAATAAAAGTCCAAGCACATTTAAAGTAAATATTAATCATACAGTAGCTGTTGCTGATTCTTCTGCTGCTAATAGCTCAGCCTTTAATAGTGAGACTAGAGAAGTTAGAATTGTTTGTACTGTAGATTCTTATGTAGAGTTTGGTGCATCACCAACTGCTGCATCATCAAGTTTAATTATTCCTGCTTATACTCCAGAGTATTTTAGAGTTGCACCTTCTACTAAGGTAGCGTTTTTAAGAGTAGGCTCTGTAACAGGAACTGCAAGAGTGACAGAAGTAACTCAATAAAATGCAACGATTTTCATTAAGAGGACAAGATCGCTATCGTGATCGCAGAACTGATGTACCTAATGAAGTTTTACAGCTAGAAGATTTAACTTATTTGTTAATGGAAGAAGGTTCTAACCTTAGACTTGAACAAGCAGTAGGAACTGTATTTAGTGGAACCCCAATTCGTAGTTAATGACATTTCAAGAATTAATCCAAGTATTGAAAAAGAAAGAAACTTCTTCACAGCAATACAATAAAAATAAGCAAAGAAACAAAGTTTTAAGAAAGAGAATAAAGAATGGCTGATAGTAAGATTTCAGATTTAACAGCATTAACTAGCCCTGCCAGTGCAGACCAGTTTGTATTAGTAGACGCTGATGCTGGTGTAACGAAGAAAATAACTTTTGCAAATTTAAACTCTGCAATGTCTAGTGCTGTTGCTGCTGACGATATAGGCGTTGGTGATGCTGCTGTAAATATAGCAACAAGTGCTGGTAATATTACTATTGATGCTCAAGCAGGTGATACCGATATTATATTTAAAGGCACTGATAACACATCTGATATAACTGCTTTAACCCTAGATATGTCTGAAGCTGGAGCTGCTGCATTTAACTCTACAGTTACTGCTACAGGATTTATTATTGGTAGTGCATCTATTAATGAAACTGAATTAGAAATACTTGATGGAGCTACTCTATCTACTACTGAATTAAATTATGTTGATGGTGTTACTAGTGCTATTCAAACACAGCTAAATACTAAATCACACATTAATTACAATTTAACTAAAACAGCAAACTACACAGCAGTTGCTGGTGATAAAATATTATGTGATACTTCAGGCGGTGCGTTTACAATTACACTTCCTGCTAGTCCTAGTGCTGGTGATGAAATACATGTACTTGATGCAACTGCATCATTTGACTCAAACAACTTAACTATTGGTAGAAATTCAAAAAAAATACAAGCAGCTGATGCTGACCTTACTATTACTACACAAAACACTGGTATTGGTTTAGTGTTTTATAATGATACGTATGGTTGGAGAGTTCTAGTTGATGCGTATGATGTTGATGTAACAGAATTATAATATGACTGATATATATAATCCTAATCAAGATATACATGTAGATAAATCTACAAGTAAATTAGTAGTAAAACATTCACAAGATATATCTCCTATATTACAAAGTAATAAAATAAGTCGCAATCATAGAAATGGAGAACAAAAAGGTGAGTTTCAACGTATAGCTCAAATACCTTTAATAGCTTTACAAATTAAATGCAAAGAACTATTTGGTCATTCAAATTGGTGGCAAGTACATAAAGATGATCAACGTAATATCATTAAAAAAATGATTAATAGTAATGAGTTCGAAAATTTTAGAGTAGGAGATAAGAAACTATAATGGCTTTAAATAATTATGCAAATTTACAAACTTCTATTGCTAATTGGTTAGCACGAGATGATTTAACTAATGAAATACCTGATTTTATATCGTTATGCGAAGCAGAATTTAATAGAGAGCTGCGTATAAGATCTATGGAAAATACTGAAACTATTACTATTGATGCTGAACAAGAAGCATTACCTACAGGATTTTTAGGAGTAAGAAGTTTTTTTCTTAATAATAATGGTAAAACAAAACTTACCTATAGTACACCCTACAACCAATTTGATATGAGAGGTTCTAGTAGAACAGGTACACCTCAAGCTTATAGTATTGAAGGTACTAACTTTCGTTTCAGTCCTACCCCTGATACAACTTACACAGCAAACCTTGTGTACTACAAGGCATTTGACTCCCTGTCAGATAGTACAACAACTAATTTCATACTCACCAATCATCCTGCTGTATATTTATATGGTAGTCTATATCATGCGAGTAATTTTATTAGGGGTATTGCACCAGACACTGTTGCACAATGGCAACAATTATTCGTTACTGGTATAAATCAAATTAAAGAAATGGATGAAAAAGAAAAACATAATGGTTCTCCATTAATACAAAGATCGGGTATAAATATTAACAATTTTGATAACGTATAATGCAGTTACCTTTCGGAGAATGGCTACCAGATTTGCCAGATCATATTAATCCAGGTGCTACACAAGCTAAAAATGTATTTCCTGCTGTAACTAGTTATAGACCGTTTAATAATATAGCTGCTACTTCAAGTAACGCTACTGATGCTAGAGCACAAGGTGGTAAAGCTTTTAAATCTGACAGTGGTGTTGTATCTATTTTTGCTGGAGATAAAACAAAACTTTATAAATTAACAGGAAATGCTTTTGTTGATGAAAGTGGTGGCACAACATTTGCAACAGATGCAGAAGGTTATTGGGATTTTATTCGATTTGGCGAAGTGGTAGTTGCATTTAATGGTGTTGATGCACCTCAAGCATGGACATTAGATAGCTCAACTGATTTTGCAGCACTAAATGGATCACCTCCAGTATTTAGACATGCTGCTGTTGTTGGTAATTTTATAGTTACAGGTCATCAACCAACTTTACAAAACAAAGTACAATGGTCTAGTTTTAATAGTGCAACCTCATGGACAGTTGGTACAAATCAATCTGACTCTGAAGTATTACCTGAAGGGGGTGTTGTTACTGGTTTAACTGGCGGACAATACGGATTAATATTTCAAGAATCACGTATTACTCGTATGGATTATCGTGGTGGTAATGTTGTATTTCAATTTAGAAGAATAGAAGATAATAGAGGAGCTATACAAGGTAAGAATATTATACAAGTAGGTAACTTAGTTTATTTTTTATCTGAAGATGGTTTTTATGTTACTGATGGTAATGCTTCTAGACCTATTGGTGCTAATAAAGTTGATCGTTTTTTCTATAATGATCTAAAGTTTGGATTAAGAGAACGAGTAAGAGCATCTTATGATCATGAAAACAAATTAGTTATGTGGTCTTATCCTTCAACTACTGGTAAAAACTCTAATACACAAAACGATAAAATTATTATATATCATATTGCTAGTGAAAGATGGTCATTAGTAGAACTAGATCACGAAGTAATAATTGATTACTTATCACCTGGATTTACATTAGAAGATTTAGATGATTATCCGTCATCAGGTGCTAATGATTTAGATGCTATAACAGTATCATTGGATAGTCCTGTATTTATTGGTGGTTCAAGATCGGTAGGTGCATTTAGTACAGATCATAAATTAGGTTCATTTAATGGTCCTTCTTTAGCTGCAGAAATAGGTACTGGCGAAACAGAAATATTTCCAACTAGTAGATCATTAATAAGCAACGTTAGACCTATTGTAGATACTAGTGCTGCTACAGGTTCATTAACTTTTCGTAATAAAGTTGCTGACTCTTTTACGACTACAGCATCATCATCAATGCATAGCACAGGTAATATACCTTTGCGTAAATCAGCACGATATTTTAAATTTAATCTTAATATACCAGCAGATACATCTTGGTCTGATGCACAAGGTATTGACATAGAAGCAACTAATGAAGGATATAGATAATGGTACTTTTAACTAACCCACAAACAGCAGACTTACAACAACGTATACAAAACAGTAATTTTGGTAGTCCAGATTATTTACAAGGATTTACAGGTACAATGCCTGGATATCAACAAAATCTTTTAGCTAATAATTTTCAACCTGGTTTAATTACACGTGATTTTAGTGGTGGAGCTACATCTATGAATCCATCTGGCGTTCCTAATTATTTAAGTTATACACCAGGAGTACCGCCACAAGCTATAAATAATAATACTATGCTACCAATTGGTCCTATGGTTAATGCTGCAATAGGACAAGGTGAAGGTGGTAGAGGTAGAGGTCCAATGGGAGATGGAAGTATAGGTGGTGGTATACATACAGAATTTATTGGTGATAGAGCTTTTAGATTTGCAGAAGATGGAACATTTACAGAATTAGATCCTGAATCTATGGATTACCAATTTAATAAAATGATGAATAGTTTATTAGATAATACACCAGTAAATACAGGATTAAAAGCATTAGGACTAAATAATAGAAACGCAATAGATCAATATAATACTATAAAAAATAAATATGGTGAAAAAGCTGCACTAGAATTTGATAATAAAATAAATTATGGAGCATTTCAAAGATCAAATCCAACAGAAGCTAATTTTGATAACAGACGTGAAGGTGCTATGAGAGAAGCTAGAGCAACTAATACATCTGAAGCTCAGAAAAAAGTAGCAGCTGGATATGCTGGTGTTAGTAGAGATACATATGAACGTCAAAAAAATCAACGTAAAGGTCAGGGAATGACTGGTGCTACTAATACAGGTAGTAAAGGTGCTGGCGGTGCTAGCGGTAGACAAAAAGGTGGCGGTAGCAATCGAGGAGGTCAAGACGGTACAGGCGGTAAAGATAGTAAACAATATGGTGGTAAGGTAAGCAAAAGTGGAGATCATAGAAGTGGTATGGGTGGAGGCTGGTAATGTCTAGTAAATTAAACTTAACATATATCTACAATTATCCTGCTGCTAGTTTAGAAGGTGCTTTATTAGCACAATATGAATTTCAATTAGTAACAGAAGATGTTGTTAATCAACTTATTACATATCACAATGTAGAAAATCAGGAAGTAGCTGCATGGTTTCTAGCATAGATCAATGCAGAAATTGTTTTCATAGCTGTCATTGTGGAAACAATGGCGTATGTGTTTCTTGCAAATGTCCAAATTGTGAGCATAATGCATTAGATGAATTTTATAAAAGTCTCAATGATGGATTTAATGAAACAGCAAGTAAAGAACCATATAAAACATTTAATACTGATGAAGGAAATGAGTAATGGCACATACTTATAAAAACTCAAAGGTAGATTTAACTACAACTAATGATACAGTTTTATATACATCACCTGCAGCTACTGTAAGTATAGTGAAGTCAATACTTGTTTCTAATGATGATGCAAGTAATGCTTGTGAAATCACAGTTACTCTACTTAATACAGATAATGATGTATTTAGTTTATTTAAACAAAAAGATATAGCTGCTAAAACAACTACTGAATTATTAACTAATCCTTTAATTATGAATACAGATGAAGAATTAAAAGTACAAGCAGAGAATGCAAATGATCTTCATGTTATATGTAGTTATTTAGAAATTACATGATTAAAGCAATATTAATACCAACAGAAAATGTTGAAGAAGCATGGGGTTTAGTAGATAAACACATTCATTTAGCATTAGAAAGATCTGGAGAACATTATAATAGTTCAGATATTAAAGCTAATTGTTTAGATGAAACTATGCAGCTGTGGTTAGGTTGGGATAAAGATGCTGAAGAATCACATTATTGTACAGCTATTACACAAATATTAAAAAGACCAAAATCAAAAGTATGCAATGTATTTATTGCTACTGGTCGTGAAATGAAAAAATGGGTACATGTAATGGATGAGATAGCTAATTGGGCTAAATCAGAAGAATGTACACACGTAGAATCATGGGCTAGACCTGGATGGGAAAGAGTCCTAAAACAATATCAATTTAAGAAAACACACGTTTTACTCGAAAGGAAACTATAATATGTCAGGCGGAGGCGGAGACACAACTGTACAAGAAAATAAAGTATCACCTTATGAACCATCAGAACCATATTTAAATAATATACTAACTGAAGCTTCAAATTTATATCAATCTGGAACTGGTTCACAATATTATCCTGGATCTACAGTAGTACCTTTTGCACAACAAACACAACAAGGTTTACAAGGATTACAAAATTTATCTACAAATCAATTATCTGGATCACCTATGATGCAACAAGCTGCAAATGTGTTTTCTGGTTATGCTGCGGGACAAGCGCCAAACATATTTAGTGGTATGGCACAATTGTCTCCACAACAAGCTTATTTAGGTAATTTACAATCCTCTATTGCTAATCAATCTTTAAATGCTGTACAAGATCAATTTGGTGGTATGGGCAGAACTGGTACTAGTCCAGGTGCACAAGCTGCAGCACAAACTGCATTTACTCAGGCTTATGCTCCAATAGCTACACAGTTAAGTGAAACAGAAAGAAATAGACAATTAGGCATACAACAAGATGCTTTATCTAGACAACAAGTTGCTAATCAATTTGGTCAACAACAACAATTAATGGCTGCACAAGCCTTACCAGGAATGCAATCTGCTGCTGATGCTAGAGCTTTAGCAGGCGCTCAAGGACTAGCTGGCGTTGGTGGTGCATTTGAAGATTTACAAGGTAGAATGTTACAAGAAGATTTACAACGATATCAATATGAACAAATGTCTCCATATAATAGGTTGGCTCAATACGCAGGTATTGTATCACCTATAGCATCTGGATTCCCAATTACGCAACAAGCTGCAGAACAGCCACGTTATAATGCTCTTACAGGAGCTTTAGGTGGTGGATTAACTGGAGCAAGTGCTGCACAAATGTTGGGTTCAACTAATCCATACTTTGCATTAGGTGGAGCATTACTAGGCGGAATGGGAGGATTCTTTTAATGGCTATAGATTTTTTTAATAAAGGTTCTAATTTACAAGGACAATTTAACAACCTATTTGCTAGTGGACAATCTAATAGTGTTGGTTCATCTTTGCAATCAAGATATGATATTAATGATGATGGTTTATTAGAATTAAGTTCTGATTTAGGTGATAAAGAAAAAGTTAATAAATTTTTAACTGGTGTTAGAGAATATGTAGGTCAAGATAAAGAAGAAGGTTTTACTGACAAAATGATGAGTAATCCAGCTTTTATAATGGGTTTATCTTTAATGAAGGGAGCTTCTGAAGGTAAAAATATTGGAGGCGCTTTAATGCCTGCAGCAGAAGCTACACAAGGATTTATTACTAATCAGGAATTAAGAAAAAATAATCAACGTCTTATGAAAATGAAAGAGGGAGAATTTATGATTCAAGCTCTTAAAGATCAACAACAATTTGAAACTACAGATCTTAAAAATACAGCAACAGTTATTAATGAAATTGATTTTGGTAAACTTAATAATATAAGTAAAGAATTGAGTATTGATATAAGTAGATATGACTTTACTAAAAATAAACGTAATGATGAATATACTGAACAATATGTTGCTTCATTAAATGGTGTATCAGAAGAATACAAAAACTTAGTAATAGCAAATCCAAGTTTATTAGGTGATATAAAAAATGCAAGTCAAATTGAAACATTTAAAACTATGTATGATTCTCAAAAATCTCCTAAAGCTCAATCATTATTATCTGGTTTAAAAGTTAGTGATAGTGATTCTGGACAAGCATTTAGAATTATTGATGAACAAGTTATATCTATGGCTATGAATTTAGCAGCTGCAGATGGAAATAGAGATCCTGAAGCTCAAGATTTTATTAAAGCAGAATCAATAGTATTTGATGGTCTTGGCATTAAAGAAAACATTAGATTAAAAGAATGGTTTACAGGTAATAAATATTCTATTGGGTCTGCAACTATTGAAGATATACTTAAAGGTAAAAGAATGGGTGGAGAAGTATTCGAAGGTGTACCAACTATTATTGGTGAAGATGGACCTGAAGTATTTGTTCCTGAAACAGATGGAAATATTATATCTAATCCTAAAACTGCTGGTGGTTATACTTGGGAAGATGCTATTATTGATAGTAGTGAAATGCTCAAGAAGATTAAACAAAGCAGTGGAGCTGAAGAAGCTAAGAAAGCACTTAAGAAATTTAGACCTGATTTATATATCTAATGGCTGAAAATCCTAATGTGGATATGCCTAATGTCCAAATGCCAGAAGTGGGTTTTAACATTAGACCTTTAGGAGAGCTATGGTTTGAAGAATCTTTACCTGCATCGTTATACCAATACTTTACTGGTAACACTAAAAAGAAACAAGCTGCTGACGCTAAAGAAATATTAAAAGTAGCTACTCCTGGTAGTAAAGAGTTTGAAGAAGCTACTCGTATATATAACAAGTTTAGCTATTTATTAGAAGAAGGCGGTACATTTGATGCAAGTGAAGTAGCCAAATTTTTAATATCACATCCATCAATGTTAGCAAGTGAGTTAATTAATGCAACTCTTGCTGATCCGTACTTATTAGCCATACCTATTGTAGGATGGGGAAGATTAGGAAACGCAGCTGTCAAAGCTGTGGGAGCTACAACAGTAAAAGCAGAGCGTTTAGCTCGTGCTGGTGCAGCTGTAGTAGGTGGGGCTGCTTTTGGTACTGCATATAGTATACCCCTTCAATTAGGGGAAGATGCAGATATCTCAGCAGGTAGAACCATAGCCGAAGCTAGTATAGCAGGAACTGCTAACCTTGCCTTTGGAGCTATGATGGGGGGATTAAGTTCAAAACTGTCTGCAGAGACTGGAGCAACAATAGAAAAAACTGCAGTTGTACAAGCACAAAAATTAGATAAATATCCAAAAGATTTAGATAAAGCATTAAAAGAAGCTACAGATGAAATTTTAAGTGCATCTATGGGTGGACCAATTATCACTAAGGAAATTAAACAAATAATTAAAAATCAAGTAGAAGCAGATACACATAGAATAAAAAACGCTACTTTCATGAATGAGTTTAATTGGAAATCTACTAGTTCATTAGCAGGTGTAGGTGGTCTTGCTGGATTTCTTACAGCAGAAGAAGATAAATTAGCTACTGCTGCTACATTAGGTGTTACATTTGCAAGTGCACCTTTAATAATAAAAAGTATAAGAAAATCTTTTGATAAAACTACTATTGATGAAAAGCTAACTAAAGCTGAAAATCAAATTAATATTAAAGAAATAGCATTATCTATGCAAAGCAATGTTATAAAAGTTGATCAAAAAGTTAGACAGTTTAATGCTTTAAGAACTTTGGTTGATCCTGTTAAAGCAGAAGCTATGGTATTTGCTATGCAAGCACCTAAAGAAATTGCAAAAGATGGTACATTTACATTTCAAAAATTTAATAAAGCTGTTTTATTAGAAGCTAATAATAGATACATAAAAAGATTACCAGAAGTAGGTCAAGAAAAAGCTGCTTTAGAACTATCAAAGTATATTGATGATAACCTTGAAAAAATTACTGTTAAGTTTACACAACAAGAATTTAATCTTGTAAAAGAAGGCGGTGTTTTTGCAGAGTTTCATGATGGTATGTCTACTGTTATGAGAGCTAAAAAAAGTAAAGTAGGTTATTTACGAAACTATATAAGTCAAGAATGGGAAGCTACACCAGGCGGTAAAGCTTTTAATAATGCAGATAAAATAGATAATCAAAATATTAAGTTATTAGATGGAACTGTAGTACCTGCAAAACAATTATTTGGTGCTACTGGTGGTTTAGGTAAATCAGCTAAAAAAAGAATTATACCTACATATGAACAAGGTATTAGAATGGGTTATATGCCAAAAACAACTGATAATGGCGATTTAAATGTTTTTGATATTATGTCTAGATATGCAACTGCTATTGGTAAAGCTTCTAATGAAAAAAATATGATAAGACATCTTAAACAAAATAACTTTCCTGGTATGACTACACCTGTTATCCATACTCAATTAGACAAAATACCTAAAGATATAAAGTATAAATACAAAGAGTTTGATCATCCTATATTAAATAAAAGAAATTATGTTAAAGAGTTAAATCCTATAACAAATAAATACGAATTTACTGATGAAATATATAGTATAGAAAAAGCTTTTGTGCATGAAGATGCTATTCCATATTTAAAAATGGTTATGGATGCACAAGATCCTAATGCTCTTATTAGACATTCACAAAATCTTAATTTTTTTATGAAACGATTTGCAGTAGGCGCTTCATTCTTTCATGCAGCTTCCTTAGTAGAAAGTGTATTTTATACATTTGGTCCATTAAAAGGATTAAAGCCTGCAGGTAAATTAACTAAAGAAGCTTTTACTGATCAAAAGAGTTTAATGTTAAAAGCAGCTGATGATCCAAATCACCCAGACTTTTTAAAATTTTTAGAAACAGACTACAAACCTACCCTAGATAGAGTATTAGAATCTGACTATGGAGATGTAGTAGAATTATTAGTAAGAAATGGTTTAACTATTAACAAACCTACTGATATAGGAGCTGATTCATTCTATAAAACATTTAACAATATAGAAGATGCAGTATCTAAATTACCTTCTATGGGTAAAGTACTAAATGATTTAGGTGTAAAACCTACTAGAAAAGTATTCCGTTGGTTTGATAAAATTACTTGGGAACGCAGCTTTACCAACATGAAGCTCTATACTGGATTGGCAAAACTAAATCAATTAGTTATGGAAAATCCTAAAACACCATTAACTATACTAGCTAGAGATGCTAGTGAGTTTGCTAATGATGCATTTGGTGGACAAGATTTTACTAGATTAGCAATGGAAGTTAGCGATCCAATGTTAAGAAATATGGCATTAGAAGCATTTAAACCAAGTGCAAGACCATATCTACAGTTAGCTTTATTTGCTCCAGATTGGACTATATCTAACTTAAGAGTAGCAGGTAGAGCAATACCAGCATTTAATGCTAATGAAAGAAACCGTAATCTTTATATGACATATTTGATTAATGGTGCTATATTGTATGGAACATTGGCTAATGCTATGAACTATGCATTTACAGGGCATTCTATATTAGAGAATAAAGACCCTACAAGAATAGATTTAGGAAACGGAGAAGTCATGACGTTTAGTAAACAGTACATGGAACCGTTTCATTGGTTGACAGATCCGCAAAAAACTGGCGTAAAAAAACTAGGCTCTTTAACCAAAACATTTGGTGAGATTATGACAAACAGAGAATACCTCACTACTGGTTGGAGTCCTTCAATAACTAAGAAAGATGATAATGCTTTAGATAAAGCGTTAGCAATTGGTGGTCAATTAGGACAGAAATTCTTACCTATTTGGTTAAGTCAAGCAGTAGACGAATATATGGAAGATGGATTATCTTATGATGATGCATTAAACGTGGTATTAGGACAACTAGGGCATCCTAAATATAATGCACCTAGATCATCAGCATTCAAAACCAGAGAGCTGATACAAAACCCAACAAAAGCACTATTTTAAGGAGAAAACAAAATGGCTGGAACAGGCGTAGGTAAATTTAGTTCAACAGCAGGCAGTAATACTGCTAGTATGACTGTGAACTTTGCAGAAAACATGGCACCAAGTAATGTCAATAATGCTGCAAGAGAACTCATGGGTCACATGAGAGACATGTATGAACAACTTGGAGACGGATACTTTGAGTTTGGTGACGGTGATGGTACATATACAGTAGCACGTGGTGATGCTGATACTATTACTATAACTTCATCAGCAGACATATCAGGTATATACTTTCCTGGTAGAAAAATTAGAATTACTGATGGTGGTGCTAATGTGGTCGAAGGCACTATTGCTTCATCTTCTCACTCATCTACTACACAGACTGTAAACTTAACAGGTATCTCGTTAGCTTCTGGCACTCCTACCAAAGTTGAACTAGGTATAGATACTGCTGCGTTTGGTGGTCGAGTAATCTTAGATGATGATGGTGATACCTACATTGAAGCTCCTACTGATGATACTATTGATATCTATGTTGGTGGTGCTAAAGACTTTGTAATTACAGCCAATACATTTACTGCTGAATCAGGTAGTACGATTGCTGCACAAACTATATCTGCTGCAGGTAATGTAGACTTTAATGCAGACCTTGATGTTGACGGTACTACTAACCTTGATGTGGTAGACATTGATGGTGCTGTAGATATGGCATCTACCTTACAAGTAGACGGTGCTATAACTGGATCAAGCACTATTGTTGCTAGTAGTTTTAATGGTATTCCTTTCTTCAGTGCTGACAATTCTATCTATACTCACGATGTATCAGGCACAGATAGTACCGCAGAATTTAACACTGCTTATGGTTTAACAGCAATGGATGCTATCACCACTGGTGATTATAACGTAGCTGTGGGTTATAATGCCGCTGGAGCATTAGACACTGGTGCTACTAATACTTGCGTTGGTGTAGAAGCAGGGTTACAATTAACTTCAGGTAGTAATAATTTACTTTTAGGTGTTGAAGCTGGTAGGTCTGCTTCACCAGCTACAGTGACTACAGGCAGTAACAATATTGTTTTAGGTAATAATTCGATTACTGATGCTGCTATAAAGGTGGATTGGACAGTAACTTCAGACAAACGAGATAAAACAGATGTCGAAGCCTTAACTATGGGACTTGATTTTGTAAACAAATTAAATCCTGTAACTTATAGATGGGATATGAGGTCAGATTATGATGATGATGCAACACCTGATGGCACACATAAAAAACAAAGATTGTTTAGTGGTTTATTAGCCCAAGATGTTGAAGTTTTAGAACGAGAGTATGGTTATAAAGTAGAAGATGAAACTGCTCTTATAACTAGTAAGGGAGAAGATGGTAATTATGGTTTGACTTATCAAAGACTAATACCTGTTTTAATAAACGCAGTCAAAGAACTTTCTGCAGAAGTTAAAACTTTAAAAGGAGAATAATAAGGATATAAAATGTTTACAATAAACGATAAAGAATATGATGAATCTAAATTATCTGATAAAGGTAAAGCAGTGTACTCTAAGTTGATGCGACTTGGTGAGCAAAAAGCTGATCTTGATATTGTCATAAACTATTGGACAGCACAGCTTCAAGCTGAACTGCCAAAAGAAGAACTTGCTGAAGATGACGGAAAGTCAGAATAGAGAAGCAATTATCCGTATTGAGGGTAAACTAGAGCTAATGGATAATAAGCTCAACACCCTCAAGGATAATCATCTATTTCATATTGAGAAAGATATGCGTCAATTACGGACTTTAGTGTGGACTATTGGCATTACAGTTTTTGCACAGATGTTATTCTTGATTATTAGATCATTTACCTAGTATTGCACATATAGGGTAAAGTAGTGTATAAATAGGTATGTCTAAGAACTCGGTAATACTAGTTATTTCAGATACCCATTGTCCTTACCACCATCCAGATCTAATACCTTTTTTAAAAGCACTTAAAAAAAAGTACAAGCCAGATCGTGTCATCCACATTGGCGATGAAGTTGATTCTCACGCTATAAGTTTTCATGACAGTGATCCTGACCTATATAGTGCAGGTGATGAACATCAAGCCTCATTACCCACAATTCATGCAATTGAAAAACTGTTTCCTAAGATGGATCTTATGGATAGTAATCATGGTTCGTTAGTTTATCGTAGACAAAAGGCTAGTGGTTTGCCAAGAGCTGCCATGAAGTCTTATAATGAGTTCTTACAAGTAGGGCCTGGTTGGGTATGGCACGATGATCTCCTTATCACCATGTCTAATGGCCAACAAGTTTATTTCTGTCATGGTAAAGCTGCTAACGTCTTAAAGGTTGCACAACAATATGGTTGTCCAACAGTACAAGGCCACTATCATAGTTCTTGCTCTATACAATACTGGGGTAATCCAAACAACTTGAATTGGGGTATGCAGGTCGGTTGTCTTATAGATGCCAAATCATTGGCGTTTGAATATTGTAAAACACAAAAATCAAGACCGATAATTGGTTGCGGTATCATCATTGATGGTTTACCAAAATTATTACCTATGGTCTTGTCAAAGGGTGGCAAATGGAATAAAGTGTGTCCATGAGTGCTTTTGATGAACAAGTTGGCGGTGAACATTATTTAGCATGGCCGATACAGTTAATGGAATTTTTTATAAAAAACAAAGTAGGTAAAGCTGAAGGCGATGCCATACAGTATATTTTAAGACAAAAAGGCTCACGTATTGAAAACCTTGACAAAGCAATACACGTATTGCAAATGTTAAAAGAAATAGAAAATGAATAACGTGGCACGATTTAAAGTACCTGACAGAATGTATTCTGCGAATGTAAGAATGATAGTGGATGATAACCCACTTAATGCAATTCTTGATTACGTTTTAGATGAAGAGGGTATTACACCTGTAGCAGTATGGGTTAAAACAAAAAAATCAGAATCAACACTAGACCGAGAGTTACGGAGTTCAGGTAAAGCAGTATCACTGTTACTGCAGTTTGGCTGTCCGCTAAAAGAGATTTCAGACACCTTTACTAGAGATAGTATTATAGGTTCAGTCGTTTGGTATATAAATAAAAACATCGAAGATATTCTTGCAGGAAATCAAGTTGAAAAGACTCCGATGTTATCTACCCAACCAACAGGTTATACAATTAAATAGGAGGCACTAATGCCATTTGAAATGATTACCATGCTCGGTAGTACCTTGCTTGGTGGAGTTATGACTATATGGTCACAGTCTATCAAAGCAAAACAAGCAGAGCAAAAGATGTTATTAGCAAGAGCTGATAAACAAGCAGAGATATTTAAAGAAGCTAGAGAATATGAGAATCCTGGTTTCCAATGGACTAGACGTATTATCGCCTTAACGGCAGTATTTGCTATTGTGGTCTTACCAAAGATCCTACCATTAGTAACCCCCGATGCTCACGTGATTGTGGGTTATACCGAATGGAAACCTGGTTTCTTATTCTTTGAAGGCAAAGATGTTATGCAATGGGTACCAATGGCACATAAAGGTATCGTTATAACCCCATTAGATACTAACCTCGTATCAGCTATTATTGGCTTATACTTCGGCGGATCATTAGTTAAAAAATAATGTTCTTTGTTATAACCATCATGCTAACATTTAGTGGTGGCGAGCAATTTACTAGAGAGTATAAACTAAAAACATTTAACGATACTTGGGCGTGTTGGGAATTCATCACTAATAATAAAGTTGAGTTGTTAGCTCCACACCTTATTGAGTATGGTGATGACATGACAGGTTTTGAATTTTACTGCGAAAGCAGATACGGGGAAGAAGTATGATAAGAAGTATAGGTATAGCTATAGTTATCACAGTAGGTATGTTGTGGGCTTTTAGTGCATTAATGGATTCTGCTTTGGCAGATGTAACTGGTGCAGGATCAACCACTAACACACAGTCTACTTCTGGTAGTTCTGCAACCAATACTGCTATCACTGGTGGCTATCACAGTGAGGCAACTACTAACTTTCAATCAGGATCATCTTCTAACACAACTACTAACAACGAAACAACCAACAACGCATACACTGGTGATCAACGTGTCGTGCCTAGTTCTGCTGCACCTAGCTTATCTAATATGTCACAAGACGTATGTAGTATAGCGGTAGTAGGTGGCATACAAAAGTTTGGTCTTGGCATATCTGCTGGTACAAGTAAACGTGATATAAATTGTGAAAGACTTAAACTTGCAAAAGCTCTTCATGACATGAATATGCGTGTGGCCAGTATAGCTTTACTATGTCAAAACCCAATGGTGTTTGAAGCTATGGCTCATGCTGGTACAAGTTGTCCGTTTTTAGGAGCTATAGGTACTGACGCTGAAGCTAAATGGAAAGAATATCCACAACTTAGACCTGATTACGAAGAATATACCAAGAACTTAAAGTACACGACAAGAATAGACGATCAAAAAATAATAGACCTGGAGCAAGAAGAAGATGAGACAGTCATTAATTATTCTGGCGGTACTGTTCAGCTCGGTAGCGAGTAAAGCAACAGACGTAGTTTTACCCGACACTCCCAACGTAGGTGACACCACTACTATCACTACCGTTACTTCAGGTAATCCTGTAACGACAGGTAATTTAATATCACAAGACTTTGATGATGGTACTTGGAACGGGACTATATTTCCTGACAACTCAGACCTTAATCACTCAACTTGGTTGACTGGTAAAGAAAACACTTACGCAGAGACAGTCATAAACTCGACAGACTATTTGACGTTAGAAGAAATGAAACAAGGTTTTACTTCTAATTTTACTGCTGACATAAGGTGGTGGAACTCAGTTGAGTCTATCGTTACAATGTCACAAACTGCATCCAACGGTGTTGACACTACTACCCAAAGTACAACCTTTGTCGATACTACCAATCATAATTATCAGTTAAATAATTACGGTAATACTTTAATTATGAACGCTGATCCTAATATGACGCACGGTACTATGACGTATCGTTTTGATTTTGACATTACCAACAATAATCAAGCAAGTTATAACGGTGGTCATGCTGGAGTTGATGTGACCAACCCAATGGCAACAGTTAATTACACATCTTTGTCCAGTACCACTGTCACGACAATAGAGTATTGTTGGCAAAAGGTGCCAAGCACTTGTCCTGCTACAGAAGAATTAGCAGCAGTAGAAGAAGTTATCCAAAACATACCTGAAGATTTTTATATCCCTGAAGAATTTGTGGTGTATGCCATACCTGAAACTATCACTTACTTTGTGCCTGAAGAAATAGAATTAGAAAATGACTTTGAGCCTGTAATATATGAGTTACCTCCAATGGAGATCAGTATGGATGATATGCAGATTGAAAGTATTGAAGTAGAAGTGATGTCAATGGATGCCACTGATATGATGCCTAACTTCGAAAACATAGAAGTATTTGACCAAGAACTAAGTATGCCTGAGACTGACTACTTTGATATTGGTATGCCAAGTGATATGGAGATGTTTGAAGTAGCACCAATGAGTACAGAAGAACTTGTTGAGATGTTTACTGACGAGCCTGAGTTTATTGAAGAACCCATGGATGAGCCTGTTATGGAGATTGTGACAGAAAAACCACCTATGGAAGAAACTCCAATCGAAGATATTAAAGAACCTCTTATGATGGCATCGGCTGAATCTGAACCCATCATAGAAGAAAAACCCATGCAAGAAGTTGTAATGGAAGAAGCGATAGATGAACAAATTGAAGAACAACCCAGTAGCGAAGAACTTGTTGCAGACGAACCAGTATCAGAGCCAAAGACTACCGAACAAGAAGAAGTTGTCGAGAAACCAGTTGAAACAAAGATTGAGTCAAAGCCTGACGCAACAGTGGAAGAAGATATAACTACTGAAAAACCTAAAATAAATATAGCTAACATAGAACGAGTTATTAAAGAACAAGTGACTAGTAAAATACAACAGGTCACTGCAACCTTAGATGTAGTCAATGCTATTTTAAGTAAAGAGATGACTGCTAATCAACCTGACTTGTCATCTTACACGGCACTTAACAATGCTATGATTGATAACCGTCAACTACCTGGTGGCAATCCTGCGTTCTTTGACCAAGTTGCACTAGTAGGTTATGACAAAACTATTTATCAAAATCAAATATCAATGGCAACGATAGATCCAGTGGCCCAACACGAAGTCAAAATGGATGTTGCTAGAGACAAAACTAACAAAGCATATAGAAAATTAAAGGAGCTTATTGATGCAAGGAATGGTATCTAAATTACAAACTATTGGAATGTTAATCGCACTCGTATCTGCCATTGGTGGTGGGTTCTATACTTGGGGTACGTTTAACCAAAGACTAGACGTTATTGAGGATAAAGAGTTTGTAGTAAATCAAGAAGTAGATTTAACTGAAGTTTATAAAGCTATTGAAGAACTAAGAGGTGACATCAAGATTAATGGAGCTGCCTTAGATTACTTAGAAGCAAGGCTAGAAGAATTTAAGACAGCTCAATCTAATCCGTTATTAAATTAATTTTTAACAATCATTATTATCAACTTGAACAATCTCATATTCAGATTGTTCATACGCTTCCATATAAAGTTCGTCTTTAGCTTTCTTTTTATTAAACCAAGCAGTTAATTGCTGTGAGCAATGTTCCTTAGTTTTTTGCTTATCATTACCCATTGCGAGAGCTTTGACTTGACCGCTTGGGTTTTTAGCAACAAAAGTAAATTTATACATTTTTATACTCCTTTAGTTATTATTTATAAAAAGATTATCTTACATAATTGTGGCAACATTGTGTCCAAATTAAAATTTTTTTTTGGGTTGTTATCTCATAAATCTTTTTAGCATTTCGGTTGGATCAACCCCATCACTGGCTAAGACTTGCTGATAGAGTTTATAAACAAAATCACCGTGTAAGTTAGCCAATGAGCATACAACCTTAAAATCTTCATCTTGTTTCTCAAACCACATACGAGCTTCTAAACAGTTATGATAATCTTTTAGTCGTGCTTGAGATAGCTTATAGCCATGACTATCGGTGATGTCGTATTTATTTGGCCCAGTCTTTTTCGGTGAGTAGTGTATTTGGGTGTCGTTAAAATCTAATTTAGCGTCATGTACTGACTGCATGATAACACTAACCCATAGTAAGACTTCGCCTGTAAGATTGAATGACTGTTCAATCGGTTCCACAAATCAGACAGATTGTCTTTTGTTGGCACTTATAGTTTGCCATAACTGACAGATCAGTTTGTTGTGATCCATTTTATATTCTAATTGTAGATACCGTTGTTCGGCTGCTCGTAATGCCGATAGATGCGTTATGTACTTTTGATGAGCTAGAGCTTCTATCTCTCTGGCCGACACACTCATATTAGAACTGACTTGTGACATCAACTCAGCTTTTATAGTTTTACTAAAACGATCTAAGTCGTGATAGTCAGCCTTGGCTTTCGCCATATCATCTTCATTGGTAATCATCCAATCAAGAGCAGATTGTACTTGTTGTTCTGTAATCATATTTGATACTCCCATCTTATTTTTTTTGAATTTGATTGTAATTTGTTTCTTTTTCTTGTTTTTGTATTCCATTCAAGCAAAGGTACCTCACTAGCAACAAACCAATTACTTGCCTTATATATAGTACCATTATGAACATCCTTATCTTGATATGATATAAGGCGAGTTATATCTTCAAATTTAATTTTTATTTCTTTAATCATTTTAGATATAGTAAAAGATGCCGTATTCTTTGGACATACATTTGATAAAGCCATTCTTCTTAATTCCAACATAGATGAACTTTTTTTAAATCTATTTGAAGCAACAGGACTAGACCAAATACCAACTCCAATTATTGCTTCTTTATATTTAAAAACATAGCAAACATAATGTTTACTTCTAACTACATTTGACCAATGTAATTTGGGTAATCTACTGTGCCATATTTCATTTAACATACACGCAATTTGAGCTCTGGTTTCCTCTATTTTAATATCTTTGACAGAATCAATCATTAATACTCCAATTCGTAATCGTTTTTGTTTATCTCGTAGACATTAACTTTCTTACCCTCGCAAAAAATATTAATGACAACTTCTAACGCAGACTGATTTTTTTCACTCTGATGTTTCTGTTGTAAAATACGATACTCTAATTCTCTTTTATTGAGAAGTCTTTTGTTCACTTTTTGTTCTGGCTTTGTTGCCTGTTGTTTCGCTAAATGTTCTTTATCCATATATTCCTCATGGTGAGTTTCTAATTCACCAAAAGGAATACGATAGAGCTTGACACTAGGATTTGATTTTAACGGAGTAAGGGGATATTTCTCCGCAAAGGCTTTGGTACATACCTTGTACCCATCCCATAACTTGCTGCCACTCTTTCTACGGTAGTCACAGTACACATGGATAACATTGGATTGCCGAAATAGGTAACTGCCTAATCCGACAACCCAACTACCTCCTGACCATTGGGGAAACTTAAGATGAAAGTCCCTTGCCATTATACTCTCTGTTATCAACTATTACTATCATAAGAGGTCGTAAATAACCACGTTCAGGCATTACACCATCATCGGTAGCCATTTTAAAACCATTTAGATGATCTGTTTTAATCAAAAACCTTATTTGTACTCGGTCTTTTGGCTTATGATATTTATTGCACCAAAAATATTTATGAAAATATTTTGTATTAGTTCCACTTGGTAATAAAAATACAGTCATGCATTTTGAATTAAAGGCTTTGGCAACAAACTTTGGTATGCTTGAGTTGTACATAGGATGACAATAAACTATTTCATTATCCCAATTTTGGTCTAAAGCTGACCTCTCTTTTGTCCAATATTTATCAACTAAATGATTTTTATCAGAGGCACAAGCATCCACAGTAAATTGAAACTCTTGTGATAACTCATGCCATATTTCTTGCGGTGTGCGAATGTACTCCATTTTTAAAAACTTTTTTTTACCGTAAGTCTCATACGCACTTTGTTTTTTATCTAGTAAATTGTGATGTACCATCTTTATACTCTTTCAGTTTAGAATTATTCTCAACTGCGTCATCAAATCGTTTACCTATTGACGCTAGGTTTTCTTTCATATCTTTAATTGACTCAATCAAAGACTGGATCTCACTATTTATATTAGAATGGGGTGTCATCGTTTTCATCCTTTCTGTAGTAGTTTAGAGCTTCATCACAATACGAACTTATTTGTTCACTACTTCGACCAGATGTTACACCTCTAGTCCATATACCAATAACCAACATACCTTCTTCTCTAGTATAACCACTAGTGCTTTCGGTAGGTTTAGCTTTTGGTGTGTAAGTTGGCGTACTTACTGTCGGTGGTGGTACGGCTGGTTCTGGATCTTGGTTCATAGCTTCACCGATACGCATAAACTTAGTAGCTGCAATATAGGCTCCTGCCTTACCACTTTTAGTCATACCTTCAACTTGCACGATATCATCTTTTGCAAATTCAGATAGATTAGCATTGGAATAGGCTTTATGTTCCTGGCCCTCTGCGTCATTGATAACGGTAAACCAATTATGTTTACCATCAACTCCGTAATCTTTTATTACTTTTATTTCACCTGTTACTGTTGTCATATACTCTCCTTGAGTTTTATTAGTTGTTCGCTAGGATCATAATTTTTTAATAGCTTCCAATAAGTCAGTAGACTATTAAACATAGCAAGATGTCTTGCATGAGTGTCAGGATCCCAACGATGACTGACAATCAATTCCGTATTACTTCTATCAATAAAAATACTCATTCGTTCTGGTTTGACAACACCTATGCCTAAAGCATAACTGCTTAACTGCATACCATGTTCGTCATAAACTAAACTACTAGCTTTCTTACCCTCAATATTATCTTTAGTTTTAAAATCTATAAAAATACCAGACTCAGAATATAAATCTATTTTACCACCATAACCTAGTGTATGACAGAATGATCCTTCTGCTACCCAAGTTTCATTAGGATATAATTCATCTAATAATTTTCTAACCGCTAGATATGGTTTGGTTTCTCGTTTACCTTGAAAGCCTTGTTCTATTTGTGCATGTATAATTGTACCGATCTCAGCAGCTTTCATACCTTGCTCTTTACTATCAGCTTTTACTCTTGATAAGAATTGGTAATCGTTTTCATCTTCTAAGCGTTCTAATGTTAAAGCTGCACTGATACCTTGATCTATCTTCCAGTTCTCAAGTCCAGGTTTAGCTGCAACACCTATGATACCTGTAACTGATGGTACATAAAATAATTTTCTTGCATCTCGTAATGTGGTTGGTCTGAGCTTACCGTTCTTACCTAAGATTTCATACTGCGGATTACCTTTGTAATCATACCAATGACCTGACTCCGCTAAATGTTCTGTTTTGTGATTGCTCATTTATACTCTTTCTATTATATTATATAATATTATATAAAACATCTTATCTATATTGAATAAAATTATATAATATAATATAATCTCGTTGATTTAAAAAATTATGTCAAGTAAAAAATTACAATCACTTTTGCAAGAAATCACTAAAAAGAAGTCATTGGCTTACAATGTATATCGCAAAAAGTCTACAACGCAACACTGGACTCAAAAATTGATAGCTGACATGAAAACTCGGCTACCTGACGATCAATATTTAATATGGTTAAAAAAATTCAATGAGCAACTTGGAAAAGGAAGATCGTAGAGTATACGAGCCACGACTGCACAACCCAAAAACTGACAGGGTTATCATTTATAACGATAGAGAAAGCGAAATAGCTTATTTATCTAGTAAACGCATACTGACCTATTTGGAAGTCCAAGCTGCGGATATATACCGTAGATTGTGGGAAACCATAGAATTAAAATCTAGGGGTGATAGTACATCTTTGGAAGCCTATGGATGCCGAATACAACAAAGTAAAGGTAAAGATAGTGGCGATATACGTTTAGTGGCTTTAGATAAGATGAATTACATAAATTCAGTGATTGGCGAGAACAATGCAGACGCTTTGCAACATATTTGTGGCATGGGGTACACAATTAAGCAATATTCGAGAAAAATAGGGGTATCGTCAAGGAAAGCATCAAGTAGGCTTAAACAGGCCTTAAATGAAGCATTTTACCCATTAGGCCTACGAGATAACCCTGCAACTATAAGAAATGGCAAAAAGACGTAAAAAAATAGATTATAGTAAGTTTGCTCTTGCTAAATCTGTACCAATTAGATCCCCTAAACATCTTGCTTATGTAAGGACTTTCCCTTGCTGTGAGTGTCGTGAAACTGAAGATATACAAGCTCACCATTTGACCATAATTAAGGGTAATGGCGGTATGTCTAGGAAAACAGACGATAACTATGTCGTGCCTTTATGTGCTATTTGTCACCATTATTTGCATTGGCTTGGTGAACGTAGCTTTTGGATAGAAAGAAAGCTCGAACCAACGATATATGCAGCCTTATTATGGGATAGTTTTCAGAAAACGCAGGGCAAGAGAGTATAAAAAACTTACCCTGCTAGGCTGAGATCATAAGCCTTACAATCTTTTACCTACAATTTAGCTAAAAATCAATATGAAAAGTAAAGAAATTGTCGGCTTATGTCGGCATTGTGGATTGCCTGTGCATAGATCAAAGAAATTTACCCTTGATTGCTTTTGGCCAATGAGTTTTTACCATATAAAGTGCTTCAAGGCGATCTTAACACAAAATAAAGTGCTAACTAGTATTGCATCTAGCGACACTTTAAGTTAATTTTTACATATAATGGCAAAATTGAATCCAAAAGCCAGTCAATCTCGTTTAGAATCAGATGAATACCTTGACCAAGTTAGCCTTGAAGAATTAACAGAATTCTTTTTTGAAACTGAGGTATTAAAAGCCTTTGGAAAACAAGGAAAAAAGGTAGCTCGTGCTATGGCTAGTTATTTTATAGCTCGCAACTTTCTCGATTTGGTAGTTAATGAAGAATTTACCAAAAATGCTAAAACTATATTTCATTTAGACGATGAAACATTTGAAACGATACATTAATGATATTTCCAATGGTAAATGTAGTTTGGCTCGATACGAATGAGTGTAGTTTATCAGTTTGGCAATCAAAACAAGATTTATTAGAAGCTGAACCATGTACTATAGATAGTTTAGGCTATTTAATCACCGAGAACGATAAATTTGTCACTATTTCTGCTGATAAAGACCATGAAAACGAAGATGATTTATTTGGCAGGTCACAGGTTATTCCAAAAGGGGTAATACTTGAAATTCAATACTTGCAAGTACGACCCTCTGGCAACGCTGAGTACACACAATAACTTCCCTACCATTACCGTCATAATGATAAGAAAAATTATTGTAGTGTCTAGGGTTAAACTTTCTTTTGCAGCAATCACAAATTAATTGTGGCATTTTAATCACGCCAAAATGAAACTGTAGGTTTTTTTAGTTTCTCTGCTGTGCATAAATTTTTAATACTTTCTATTAATTTTACATATTGACTAAATGAGCCACCATTATCAACATTATTTTGTGCGTGTTCTATCATTTGTAAAATGTCTTTTGCTAGTTCGTTATTCATTTATTACTCCTTTAAAAAAATATAAGTGACTTAAAATATGACAAATTACGTCTACAGTCCAACCATTTCCTAACATTTTGTATTTTTGTGAATTGCTAACTCCATCGCAATAATTATCTGGAACAGTTTGTAATCTACTACATTCTACAGGGGTTAATTTTCGCCAATAAACATCTTGTGTAGTATCTTTAGTTAAACCTACATTAGTCCGATTTGCAAAAGTAGCTGTTAAAGCATGAGATTTACCTTGTTCTGCAAAAACTCTATCTTGCATATATGGCTGTTTGCCACCTGCTTTTTTACTAGGATTTATTTGATTAGGTTTTGTTTTATCAATCATAACTTTAGGCTCTCTATGACCACCACCCATTGTAGTTAATGTTGGTGATTTACCATTTTCTGAATAGACACGTTTTATAATATCATATCCATTTATATCAGTAGCTATACCAACTTGTTTAGGTTTACCATCATAATCACAAGCTAAATAATCACCTTGTCTACCATTTTTGACATATTCCATAGCTGATAAATTACTTGCTTTAGGTTTTGATTCATCAATTAAACATTTATCTTTTTTATTTTTCATTTGTCTATTAACAAATTTATCTGACATTTTTGTTATTTCATTTGGGTTTGTTTCTAATATATCTTTTAAAACTATACCTTTGTCTTTAGGTTGTAAAATTCCTGGTATATTAGTCCAATAATATCTTTGTCTGTTTTGTGCTGACACTAAAGCACTATTAATAAGTATTGGTTCAACACCTAAATGTTCAGTAATAATATCTAAATATTCTTTTTTCATTCTAACATTTTCGAGTAAAAAGTATTTAGGTTTTAACTCTTTTAATAATCTTACAAATTCAAAAAACAATTTTGATCGAGGATCATCAAAAGCTAATTGACTTCCTGCAAAACTAAAACCCTGACAAGGTGATCCGCCCATCAATAAATCTATTTTTGGAAGCTCCGCAGCCTTAATGGCTGTAACATCACCAATATGGATAGTATTAGGATAGTTTTTTTTTGTTATTTGTATTGCATATTTATCAATTTCAGACGCAAAATATTTATCATACTTTACGCCTAATCTATTTAATGCAATTTGACCGCAAGACATGCCGTCAAATAAAGATAATACATTCATTTAATGTTCCATTATAAAATATCTATCAGATAAAGGTTTTGCAAGTCCTCTAGCTTCTAGTAAGTATTTGTTATGTGCCGTATTAAGCAAGTTTATTAAGGTTCTAACCTCTGTTTTATCTAAACTTGTAAATATAAATTTAGTATTGCCTTCTGAACAAATACTATATTCTATCATACCGCCCTCACTCATTGTTTGCCTCGCTTTCTTTGTGTTCTTCTTTGTGTTCTTGGTTATAAGTTAGTTCTATTTCTTCTTCTTCTTCAATTTCTTCTATATCTAAATCGTGTTTATCTATTTGATAATTCATTATTATTTCTTCCATTGCTTCCTGTTCATCATCAGCTTCAATGGTAGTAGTATAATTAATTGTTATTTCATATTTCATTATTCTTTATCCTTTCTTTTTTTATTAAGTTTATAAGCTATTAAAAGCCCACCAATTACATATATTATAAATATTATAATTGTGGTCATTGTTTGTCATAATCCGTAAATACTCGAATTATATCTCTAATACATAAGCCTAGAATTATAAGGCCAAATATTAAAGCAATAAGAATTATAGTTGTTTGTGTCATGTTTTAACCCTTTATAGATGTATATTTTTTAAGCGTATATTTTGTTAAAAAATTATAATTAAGTTTTAAAGATTGTTCTAACAAAGTATTTAATTTATTAGCCTTTTTTAAACTAAAAGCTCTATTGTTTTTATAATTAACATAATCACGAAAATCATCATCCCAGTGAAAATTTATGTTTTGATTATAAAGATAATCAATAAATTGTTGTATGTCTTTAGTTGTTTTTATTTGCATTTTTATACTCCTTTATTAAATAAATACTTCTTAAATTATCTCCTGTTAAGTCTTTTCTTTTAAGTAAAAAACTATTTTCAGCACTATCTTCTGAATTACTATATAACTGTTCATAAAATAACTCATTATTTTTTGAGTAAATTACTTCATATAGATATTGTGTAATTGTGTCTTGCATTGTTCTATACTCCTTTTTTTTATGTTAATTTTTTAAATTGTAAAAACAAAAATCTTGCCACCAATCATATTTAGGCTTATCTAAGTTTTTATCGTTATTATTGCAATCACTAATAAACAACCCTAAACATTCAAAGAGTTCTTCTGAACTTTCTATTTTTGAATTTAGGTATTTCTTGCCAAGTTTATTCTGCCAATTTTCATAGCCTTTTAATATGTCCATAAAACACATTAACTGATATGCGTAATTATTTTGTTTTTCATTTATAATCATTTTTAATACTCCTTTATTTAATTAAAACGCTTGTATTATTATTTTATCACAATTATCAACTTCTATTACTGTTGTATGATCTCTTAAATCATCAATAGTTTTTAGATTTAAATTGCTGTAAGCAACTAAACATTCTTTTAAATTGTTATATTCATCATATTCACAACATAAAGCAATCGGATCAAAATTTATTTCTTCTCCCATACTATCCTCTAAATCTTCAAGATAATCAAATAGAGCTTTTGAGCCTTCATAAGTAAAGTTATTAGGTCTATTTTGTTGGAACCAGTCGCAGAACTGGAATTGTGTAATTGTGTCTTTCATTGTTATACTCCTATTAAATTGATACGTACTTTATTGTCTGTATCTCATACCTAGTAACTAAGTACTAGGTATAAGTTAAAGACTATATTAAATAATCTCATTAGCTTTATTAATAAGTTTTTCAGTTGCTTCATTAATAGGTAATTGAACTACTTTTTTTGCTAAAGCTGCAAAGTCTTCATCTTCCATTAATAAATTGAAATCACTACATGTTTCACCGCTTACAATAGAAGCTATTACATTAAATTTATTATTCATTCTATACTCTTTCTGTTATTTGTTTTGATACAATCTGTATCTCATACCGCCAATATAGATTGACGGTATAAGTTAAAGACTAGTTTTTGTGTAGTATTTTAAAACCCTCTTTTAAAGGCAATTCATTTATTATAATTGCATTAGGAAATTTATTATCATTTTTTAAAACATGGTCTTTTATTTTGTCATAAGGAACTTTTTTTAAATTCCAATAAGTATAAGTGTCATCACCTAATAAGTCATGACATATTATAAATTCTCTTTTAAGTTGTCTCTCAAATGATTTTAACTCTTTATTTGCAAAGTATTCATTAATTGCTTTATCAATAAATAACTCTAATGAGAAATCTTCCTGTAAATGATCTTCCTCATCAATTTCTTTTTTAATGTTAGGAAATGAATTGTAAATAAATTTGTTTACTTTCTCTAAATACTTAAAAGATACATCATAATCATTATCTCCACCTTGTCCTTGATTTTTAACATAGATTGCTTTTTTGCCATCAATGTAAATAAAACAATTGAAGCAATTAGTTTCCTCACTCATGCTTTCATATACTTTTAATGATTTAATCTCTATTTTATTCATTTTATGCTCTTTCTGTTATTTTATTATAATAATTTACTATGTTGTTAAGTGTTTCCATAACTTGAACACTATCGATTTTGTTCCCTTGATATTGATTTAAAACATCTTGTAAATCATGCTCAAGACTTTTATTAAATTCTTCTATTAATTTCATTCTATACTCTTTTCTGTTATTATTTTAATTATGTAATTTATCTAATAATAATATGGCACAAATAAGGCATAGATTCCATGTACATATTATATATGTAATGATAATTAATCTTTATTGGTGAGCTGTTCTCTTTCTGTTCTTTATTCCAGGTATTTTTCCCCGAAACACTAGAGAATTAACCCTTTGAATGTATTCCCTGTGTATTCTTCTCATATAAGAGAGTAATAAGATATTATAGAGATAATCTACAAGCCATTACATAAGGTCATAGTTATGATTAGATTAGGTCGTATTGTGTAACTTTACGTCAACAATTCCAAAATACATAAATCAAATAATATAATTGGTACAATAATTAAAATCATGTGACATAATTACAACAGCTGCTGTTACATAATAGTCACATAGACATAATACTAAGTTATGCGAATAATATAATAGTGACATAATTGTCACAATAGGGCGGGTTTGTAGTAAGTGACCATGCGTAATAATATAGGTAGGGCTATTGCTATAGATATGACCCATGTAAACTATAATCACTTGGTAGTATTGACTAATTAGGGGGGGTTTTATATAAAGGTAGTATGGAATTAGAACTTAAATTCAGTGTGGCACCTGCAGTGCTGTTTTTGGAAACCCAATTAGATTCCCAAATAGTGGGGGGTTTGAATAAATACCTGGATGCACGGCATAAAAAGGGTGGTGAGTCATT